AGGTTGCCGTAAAAGACAACACGTCCGAGGAAACCGTCACTGCTGAGGATATCCTCACTACTGAGACTGCCAGCGACGATGAGGAGACTCAGGAACAGGTTGCTGTAAAAGACAACCAGTCTGAGGAGATCGTCACGGATGAGACGGCCAACGGCGATGAGGAGACTCAGGAAGAGGTTGCCGTAAAAGACAACACGTCTGAGGAACCAGAGACTGAATCTATCGATGCCTTTGGTGACGTTGTGACCATCGACCGTGGCGTGTATGAAGACCTACTCAAGCGTGCCGCCACCGGTGATGCCAGCGTAGAGCGTGATCACCAGATGGAGGTTGCCGCCATGGTCGATACCGCTATCAAGGCCGGTAAAGTGCTGGCAGCGCGCCGGGATGCCCTCATAGCTCAAGGGCTTGAGGATACGACGGCACTCAAAAACCACCTTGCCAAATTGGCCCCCGGAACTATCCCAGTCAGTGAAAAAGGCTGGGTTGGCTCTGTGGGGGTGGATGCGGATGAAGAGACCGCAAAGCTGGCTGAGAAAGACCTTTTGAATCAGTTGGCTAACTCAAGCAATTTTGCTATGCCGATGCAGCCCGCGCGGCTAGGCGTGGCAACCTTCCGAGGAGGTAAAAACTAATGGTGAATCCCCTTTTTCGCCACGGCCCCATCACTTTTCCGGTCACCAAAGAGGTAACGCCTTTTCGACTGGTCAAGCTCACAGATAAGGGCATCGAACATGCAGGAGCATCTGATACCCCGATTGGTGTTGTAACCGAGCCGGGTAAGCCCCGCCCCGGTACCTACACAGGTACCGTCTCCCCAGGACCAGCTGCTAGCGTGGCTGTCCATGTAGGTGGCGGCGTCGTGGTTCCGATTGAGACCACAGAGCAGAACCTGAAAATGGGCCAGTCTGTGGCAGTGGCTGCAGACGGCAAAGTGTCCGCTACTGGCACCGTCAAGGTTGGCACGGTTGTTCGTACCACCGGCGGTACCGGTTCCATCAACACAGTAGGGGTTCTGCTGAACCTCCCTGTGGCGTAGACCATCACAAGCATAAGGATAGATCAACATGCCCAATAATATGCCGTTGACCAGCGCTTACGGTGGTCAAGAGCTGACAGTATCGACGATACTCAAAGATCCGATGTGGCTACCGGATCGCCTGTATCAAAACATGGACCTGGCATTCATGGAGGATGCACTTCTTCGTGATGCAGGATCGAACAGCGGTGTAGTTGCCTATAGGGAAACGGCTGCACCCTTCCTGAACGATAAGGCCCGTGAGGTCGCTGAATTTGGTGAGATTCCAGTCAGCGGAATCAAAGAGGGCGAAGTCAAGGCACTGGTGGGTGTTAAGTTCGCACAAGGTATTCGTGTCAGCTATGAAATGCGCACTGAAAACAACATCGACATGGTGAATCGGCAGGTCATTGCCCTGCAGAACACCATGACCAAATCCGCTGTGGATGCTACGCTGGCTGCGTTCAAGGCCGCTGAGATTCCGACCGTGGCTGTCAGCAAAGCTTGGACGGCAAGCGATAGTGAGCCGTTCAAAGACCTTGCCACAGCAAAGCGTAAAATCTCCCAGGCTAAGACCGATGACAACCAGCTGTATGGCTACCGGCCGGATACGTTGGTGATTGCTGAATCGGCCATTGACCTGCTGCTGAACTCGCAGCAGACACAGGCTTTCTACAATGGCAACATGGCAGATCAAAACCCTGTGTATACAGGCGTTTTGCCGTTTGCTCTGCGTGGTTTGCGTGTGGTCACGTCCCCGTGGCTGACTGATGATGACGTGTATGTCATGCAAGCTGGTGTGGCTGGGTTCCGTAGCGATACGATCCCGCTTAAGTTCTCCCCGCTTGCCGTGGAGAGTGGCGATCCTAGCGATGAGCTGGGTGGTAACACTATGTCTTGGCGCATGAATGCCGTCCGTAAGCGCATCATTGCTATTACCGACCCAAAGGCTGTGGTCAAGCTCACCGGCCTACAGGGGTGATGAGTCGTGCCCAAGATGCGATTGACCGTAGACCTTTGGGCACCCACCCTTGACGGTGTGTCAAGGGAGTTCACCTATGGTGATAGGTTCCACATCGACGATTCCACAGCTGAGTGGCTGCGACGAAATGGGATTGCCAAAGATGCGGATGACTTGAGCGGTGACGACAAGCACGCTCCCACACCACAGCCGGGGACGGTGGACTATGACCCGGATGATCCCAACACCACTAAGCTTTTTAGTGAGCTGGGTGGGGATGAGCTGGGAATACCTGAGACTGAATCTACCCATGATGCGGTAGATGAGGACGATACACCAGCGGTGCCTAAGCCGCTGGCAGCGGCCAAAGTGGATGCGTGGCGCCGCTATGCGGAATCCCTTGGAATTGACCCCAAAGGTCGATCCAAGGATGAGTTGCGTTCCTTGTGTGCACAGCGTGAATCCCAGAGTTAGGGAGGTGACCAGTGGCAGAACTCACCATTGACATTGATGATTTTGAGGCGCGCTTACCGCGTCCTTTTCATGATGATCATGAGCGACGTCGTGCCGCCCTGCTATTCCAGGACGCTGTGGCGATCATTCGTGAGGCGGTGGAGGAGGCCGGGTACGCCCCCGCTGACTGGGTTGCTATAGAGCGCAACAAGCGCCGCGCCATTTTGGTTGCTCACTCCATGGTGGCCACGGCCATTATGATCGGTGAGAATGTGGGTGTCATGCAAGTATCGACCACCACTGGCCCCTACACGGAATCGACCAGCTACAGCGGTCGGATTGCTAATCCGTCCCTGTGGGGTGGCGTGGAGCTGACAGACTGGCACCTTGAGTTTTTGGGGTTGCTGTCAAAACAGGCTCCGATAGCGTCAAACCCAGACCCTTACCTTGCCTCACCGGAATCCTCCCTAGTGAGCATGTACGCCGCCCCTTTTCCCGGCTCCGTGCCAATAGGGGGGTGGTACGGAAATGGCTATCCAGGGTATGGGTGAGTCGATCACCATTACCGAGCCGCGTCATATGGATGACTACGGGCGGTGGATCGAAGACCCCCGCGCTGAGTCCACCATCTACGACGGCTGCCTGTTGTCCCCCACCAGATCGCAAGACATGGTGAACACTTCCCTGAATGGGGAGGTGACCAGCTGGGATGTGTTCATGCCGTACAAAACGGTGGCACTACAGCGGGGCCAGCGGGTGCTTGCCCGTGGTGAGTGGTTCGTCATTTCAGCGGTGCCATTCAACTGGATTCCTGCACGTCGAAGGAACGCCCTTCACGGCACACGCTTCACCATGACCAGAGTAGAGGGGGCAAGCTAATGGCAACCAAACCCACTAAGGTGGTTGTGGATTCCCGCGCGCTTGCCCGTTTCTTGGACGGTAAAGAGGTGCGCGCCGCGCTAGCTGGGGCTGCACAAGAGACCTTGGACGCGGCAAAACTGCGTGGCAAAACCAAAGTTCACATACAACGCAACCGTGGAGGTCGCGCTGTGGCTTTGATTGTGCTCAATGGCAAACGAGCAGCTGCGTACCATACTCGCACCGGCCACATCATCAGTGCGGCTGCAAGTGTGGGGCTGGACGTTAAACGTAGGCCGGGGGTGCATTAAATGGCAACTGAAATCCAGCGCCCCTATGACGTCTGCACGGCTATGGTGAAGCTGCTCAAGTACTACATCATTGATGTGCCCGTATCCACATCTTTGCCCCCGCTGTGGAAGGCAGAGGATGGACGGCCACACATCGTGGTGAGCCATGGCGGCTACATTGAGGCGCGTCGATCCCACGACGTGCAGCACTTGAATGTTGCTGTATACAGCAACGAACGCCCCCGAGCTTTCAATCTATTGGGCCGTGTGAACGGAATCCTAGACGTGCTAAGCGCTGTGGGGTGTGGAATGCGTATCGAACGTATTTCCAATTTGAACGTGGTTCACAGCGACATCTCCGCTGGCTTTGTGGCCGGTGGAACATTCGCTGTCACGACAACAAAGCAGACAGAGAGGCTGTGACATGGCTGATAACAAGCCAGATATTTGGGTGAACGCTGATGTGTACGTCACACAGCAAGAAAACCCTAAGATCAAACCTGATGGAACTTTCCCTGAGTATTGGCAGCTTGTGGGCCTTTTGAATGGCTCCGACGGCTTCACACAAGAACGTGAGTTCTCCGAGACTGAGGCCACTGCCTGGGGTAAGGGCGTTGTGGACAAATCCCGCAAGGACTTTAAGTCCACGGGTGGCTTCACGGCCCTTGAGGATAACCCCGTTACGCACTATCTCGCATGGCCGGGTTCAACCGAACATGTGATCACGGTGCCGCACCCGGCACGTGTGTACGTGGCCTACAAAACCATTGACAAGGACGGCAACACCCTTATTTGGGTGACCCGTGAAAAGGCAGAGGTCTTTGCAGGTAACCTGTCCAAGACCGATGAAGTGGCGGGCAAACAATTTGCCGTTACCCACTTTGTCGATTCCAAGGGCGGGCTTTTCGACCAGATCAAGATCAAGGCTGGTGAGAAGACGATCCAGAAGATTGCTCCGATCCGCATTGACGGTGTGACCGCTGAGGAGTCCCCGCTAGTGCTCCCCGCTACCGGCGGTGGATTCAACCCCGGTGGTGCCGCAGCCGCTGCACCTACTCCC